GAACCGATTGAGGCTCACGAATGGCTAAAGACGGTGATTCCAAAGGAACGGCTCGATAGGCTTCGACTTTTATCCCAGCAATCAGGACCTACAGGATTCAACTATAAACTTCACAAACTTTTCTTAGAAAAAGAGATAGAAAAACTCAAATAGCCATATGAATATCATCAAATACGCTACCAATTGGAAATACCGCTATTTTCTTAAGAAACTTCGGGGAGTTGAGAGCATGATTCAAGATTTGCTCTTTAAGCGATTCAAGACAGCTGAAATCCGAGAGGAAGTCCGCCAGACCTACGACCAAAAGAAGGCAAAACTGCTTTCTGTTGAAACTACTATCAAGCATGAACGGGAAAAGACTGATGGAGGCCAAAACAAGATGGCAGAAGGTGATATTGCCCGTCTTGAAGATGAAGTAATCCGTTTAAAGCAGGATATTGAGCGACATGAAATGCAACTCAAAGGGATTGATATTGATGTAAATGGCTCACCCCGTACCAATGAGTTCCCAGAAGGACACGATGGAATTAATCAGCAATTGGATGGATTGCGAGAGCTTTCTGGAATGTTAAAAGACTATATAAAGAATTTGTAAATTATGGAGGATTCCCTAGAAAAGCTGGGGGATAAGTCGGATTTACCCCAAAGAGATGCAGCTGGCAGGCTTCTTCCAGGCCAACGATCTTTAAATCCAAAAGGGCGTCCTCGTGGCAAAACATTGAAAGAATTTGCAAGGGAATATCTGCTAAATCTTTCTGATTTAGAAAAGACACGATACTTAAAGGAGTTACCACCTGAAATCGTTTGGAGAATGGCGGAAGGTAATCCTCACCAGACCACAGATAATCAAACGGAAGTGACGCTGCCTAAGCCATTGCTTGATGCATTAAAGCCAACCCAACCGGAAGATTCTGGATGAGATAGGCCATTGGCTAGTCCATGCTCAAAGCGAATGGCCTCCCAGCTCCTCTACGCAAGTAGAGGCAGGCAAAAAGGCTTGAAGATGACCTCTCGACTTTTGTCGGGGGGCTGGGAGATCAAATGGTGTTCTTTAAGAAAAGGAATAGGTGGTTTCATGTCAGACATTTGCGAAGAGGAAGAGTCCGAGCGCCCCGAAAAGGACGACGACGATTCCGACTGGTTCGGTGATCAGGGGTGGTTTTGAGATGAGAGTGAGACTAGTAGATTCTAAGAAAGTAGTCGTAATGCGGCACTTTCGTTACGAATCCAAACACATCGCTCTGCTCATGCAGCTTCAGATAGAAGTGCCTGCACTCGATCTCGTAGCCGTTGGACAAGACGGCAAGCCGATGATTGTGCAACCTGCACGCCTCAACCTCGACTATGAGGAGTTACGATTCTTGAACCCCGCAAGTGCCGCGTGACCTCGGTCGCGTATCCTGCCTGGTCGCCTAATTTTTAGGCGATCTACCAGGATAACTAATACAAACAATGTACGTTATAACGAGTGCGACAAAAAAAATAGCTACGATGACAAAGCGCATCAGGGCTATTCAAGGAGGAACATCCGCTGGCAAAACAGTTGCTACTATTGAAGTTTTAATTGATCTGGCTCAAAGGGATGAATTGCCAACGATTACTTCAATTGTTTCAGAATCTTTCCCACACTTAAAACGTGGAGCCATGCTGGACTTCTTGTCTATCATGCAAAAGCAAGGCTATTTTCAGGATAAACGATGGAATAAGACGGATTTCACCTACACATTTCCGAACGGCAGTAAGATTGAATTCTTTAGCGTTGACCAACCAGGGAAGGTCAGAGGTCCACGCCGCGATCGTTTGTTCATCAATGAGGCTAATAACGTATCGTATGAAACATTTGACCAGCTAGAGGTTCGTACAAAGGAGTTTATTATACTGGATTGGAACCCCGTATCAGACTTTTGGTACTACGATAAGGTCGCCCACCGTCAGGACGTTGAGCATATCATCCTCACCTACCTTGATAATGAAGCTCTAGATAAACGCATTATTGATTCTATTGAACAGCGCAAGGATCGTAAGGGTTGGTGGCAAGTGTATGGCTTGGGCCAATTAGGTGAGGTTGAGGGCAAAATCTATAAGGATTGGGAGATTATTGACGAACTCCCCCATCAGGCCCGATTAGAGCGTCGTGGCCTTGATTTTGGCTATACCAATGACCCAACAGCGATTGTTGATGTCTATCAATACAACGGAGGGTATATATGGGACGAGATTTTATACGGCTACGGTTTCAGCAATAGAAGGATTGCTGACACCATCCTGGCCCAAACACATCCAAATGTTTTGACAATTGCTGATAGCGCGGAGCCAAAGAGCATTGATGAGATCAAGGGCTATGGCGTGAACATTGTCGGTGCCGAGAAAGGTAAAGATTCAGTCTTAAATACCATTCAGTTAGTCCAAGATCAGAAGATCAGCGTCACCAAGAGAAGTATCAATATCATTAAGGAATATAGGAACTTCCTTTGGGAGACGGATAAAGACGGAAAGATTCTTAATGTGCCAGAGAGAGAGTTTAAACATTCGATGGATGCCGGAGGGTATGCGATGGCCTCGATCATTAAAAAGCCTAACTTCAAAATGCCACAGGCTTCAGCTCCTGTCGCTCCTTATTACGGAGATAGAGATGTTTCTTTCTGAGGTATGAAGCATTTGATTTATGGGCTTGTTTCGTTCCTTGTTCTCCTTTGTGTATGGGGAGGCTGGATAACCCACGCAATTTATTTCTGTAATTAATATGAAAAAGCAAAAGCTCTACGTCATCAGAAAATACATAAAAGCTACCTCTGCAAAGGACGCAATCAAGAAAGATAAGAGGACCGAAGTCGATGACGTATGGATAGATGAAAAGTGGCAAGGGGAAGACATAATCATGGGTTTCCAAAAAAAATGATATGAAAACTATTGAAACAGTACTACGTCCAGACTTCGATCAATCGAAAGTCGAACAGGTAAAGCAAATCTTCGATGCCCTTATCACTACAGGCGGTCTAACAGGTGTAAGGGGAGGGCAAACCATCATTCACTTTGATGCAGACGGTAACTTTCAAGGTGTTCAGTTGTCCTACTGGCCTTGGCGTCGAAGGAAGGTATGAGCAAGTTCTGGCAAGTAAGGTTAGCGACATTCATATGGGGATTTGCGGTCATTTACGCATTTACAGGGAGAATTGATTTTACGAGCAAAGTCTTTTTAACCCAAGCATTGGGTAATTCAATCATCATGTATCTCATTCTCAAAAAATAATATGAACATTCTTATCACAGGTAACAAAGGGTTCGTTGGTACAGAGACGCAAAAGTATTTTGAATCACAAGACTTAACCGTATTTGGATATGACATCATGGAAGACCATAATGATATCCGTGATTTGGCACGTCTTGAATCTTTCGTGGTGGACAATAAAATTGACAGGATTCTTCACCTTGCTGCTATTGCTCGGTTTGCTGATGCTGATAAAGATCCACAGCTAGCCTTTGAGACAAATGTCCTAGGCACAAAGAATGTTGCTGAGGTGGCTAAGAAATATCATATTCCTGTTGTCTATTCTTCGACTGGTTCGGTGTACATGCCGATTACGGACTTTACAGGGGCTATCAAGGAAGATTGGACGGCTAAGGGTAATTCAGTTTATGGCTGTACTAAGTTTGCTGGGGAAACGTATATCCGTGAATGTAGTCCGTACATCATTCTTCGCTACGCCCATCTTTATGGGAAAGAGAAGCGTATGCATGGCTTGATTGGTGGGTTTGCTGATCGTATCTCACGCGGCCTTGCGCCTACCCTCTATGGTGGTAAGCAGTCTAATGACTTCACTTATATCAAGGATATTGCTCGTGCCAATTATCTGGCTATTACAGCTCCTTGGGATAAATGGAACCAGATCTATAACATCGGTACTGGTGAAGAACTATCTGCTGAAAAAGCAGGCAAGGATATCTGTAAGGCTCTTGGCTGGCCTGAAGATAAGGTAGAGGTGAAAGAAGCCCGTACCGTTGATCCAGAACGTTTCTGGTTTGATTGTACTAAGGCTAAGACCATGCTTAATTTCGAGCCAGAATATACCTTTGCTAAGGGTTTAGAGGATATGTTTAAAAAGGAAGAGGTAAAGGTATGATATATAGGCCGGAACTCTCAAATATTGGCATCCAAATTGATGATTCCTGTACCATCCACTCCCCTGTTTGGATTGGAGATGGTGTAGTTATTGGAAAGAATGTGAAGGTTCAGGCCTTCGCCTTTATCCCGAACGGTGTCATCATTGAAGATGACGTATTTATTGGGCCTCACGTCTGTTTTACAAACGATCCAAAAATGGATATTGTACCAAGAGGAGAGTTCAATCCAACTAAGACTATTGTTAAACGAGGGGCTAGGATTGGGGCTAATGCCTCTATCCGTGCTGGTGTAGTTATCGGTGAGCGTGCTATTATTGGGATGGGTGCCGTGGTTCTACACGATATAGGAGACAACGAAACATGGGTCGGAAATCCGGCCCGTCGTAAATAACAATCCCAACTCAAACATTGAGCGGACTATCACAAGGTAGTCCGCTTTATTTTATGCCGTACAATGTTTTGCAAAATGACTGGCGACTTTCGCCAGAGATGGAGAGGCTTCAGATTGAAAAGAAGTCTGCTCTTGAATTGCAAAAACGGAAATATCTTGACTGGGACGATAACTACGAACTCTATAGGAACAAGGTAAAAACGAATCGTTTGACGCAACGTCAAGCGGTAAATATCCCTTTGATGAAGGAAACCATCAAGACGCTCCTCTCTAAGATCGACGAAAAGCCGGACATCCAATGGAATGAGCGTAGTAATGATGAAGTCAAAACGATCATCTACCAAGAGATTTGGGACCAAAACAGTAAAGAAAACAAGATTGAATTGATTGATTCTCTCGACAAGAAGAATGTTTTGTTATACGGGCTTTCCACAAGAAAGCTCAACATTGTGAAAGATGGAATCAGCATCAGCGTATTGGACAACTACGATATTGCCTACGACCCGCTGATGAATCCTTGGGATATTGAATCGGCGCGTTTTATTATTCACTCAAACATTTTTAAGACTGTCCGAGAGATCCTAGCTGATCCCAAGTATTCCAAAGAGGGTAAGGATGAATTGAAGATTTGGGCTGAAACTCCGGCTGGTATTCTTCAGAGTGAAGAAGCTAGAAAGCAATGGGAAAAGAAGATCGAACGCCTAAAGGCAATGGGCCTTCAGACAAATGAGTTTTCTTATTTCGCAGGTGGTGATCGTATCGTGAATCTAACTGAACACTATACGAAACGATGGAATTACAAGACGGAGAAGTTTGAAAAGCGTGTTGTTGTTTATGCTGATGACAAGATCCCCCTTTATGATGACACACTCAAAAAGTGCATTGGTGTAGATTTTTGGCCATTTATCGTTTGGTCTGAAGATCCAGAAACAAACGACATTTATCCTGATTCCGTTGCTGATCTTGTCCGTACACCGAATAAGGTCTTAAATATCTGGTTTAGCCAGATGATTGAGAACCGTACGTTAAAGAATTTCCAAATGCATTGGTTTACCCCTAGCCAAGGGTACACTCCGCAAACCTATACCCCTGGTCCTGGCATGATGCTCCCCGCCCCTCCAGGTGAGGATATTAACAAGGTGATTAAACCTGTTGAGGTAAATGGTTTGGAGGATACGATGGAAGCTATCAACCAGCTAACCGCTATTGTTGAACGTGGTACTGGCGCAACCGCTATTGAGAAAGGCCAGCCTGAACAAGGCCAACAGACTTTGGGCGAAGTGAAGATCTTGGTCGGCACGGCCCAACAGCGCACAACTGCGATGAGCAAGTTTTATCGCATGGCTTGGTACGAATTGGCCTGTAAGTGGGACAAGATGATGCAGGCAAATGCTCCCTCTTTCCTTAAACTATTCAAGACATCTAAGACGGGCAAGATTTATCCGAAGCGAGTGTACGCAAGTGATTGGGTATCAGAATCTGGATACGAGCCAACTGTTACTTCAGGGACAGAACAAGAAACCGAACAGACGAAGGGCCTACAGCGTCTTCAGTTTGTGTTGTCTCAATTTCCGAATAACCCAGCTTTGAAGCGTATCGCACAGAAACGCGAATTGAAATTGCTTGATCTTACTCCTGAGGAAATTAAGGAAGTTGAGGAAGCAGAAAAGAAAGCGGAACAGCAGGCACAAATGATGCAAGGCCCACAACCAGAGCAGCAGCCTGAAATGTCTGTAGATACACAATCCATGCAAGAAAACATTGCGGCCCTCGCAGGTGCCTATTAAACATATGACTCCCCAAGAACAGTTGAAACAGATGAAGGACATGCTTCAGAAAGCCGCCGATGCGAAATCACGCGCAAGAATGGAAGCCGATCGCAATGCCGTTTTTGGACAAATTGGCAAATATATTAGCGCAGCCATGAAGCCTTTTAATGAGGCTTTGCAGGAAATGAAGCGTTTAGTTGCTTCCCATGAGCGCATGGCGGCTGATAGGCACACAATGGAGATGCCTACGCCGGAAGTGAATGTCGATCTTTCCAGTCTTAGGGTTCCAGCTCCGAATGTAACGGTTAAGCCGATTGTTGATATTTCAACAATTAAGATGCCTAAGGAAATGGACGTAAAAGGTTGGCTTAGCCTCCAAGGGTATGATCGTAGTTTTTTGACGAATCCATTGCCTGTCCAGCTTAGAGATTCACAAGGCAATCCAATTAAACTATTCGATAACCTTACACAAATTGTAAGTGGAGGTGGCGGCTGGGGGGGTGGAGGCAATCATGTTGTTGTTGATAACCTTAATGACATTAGCATTACCTCTTCGGGTTCATCTTCTATTTCTTTGGTGAATGCAGATGGTACTTATTACAATTCGGACAACCCGTTACCTGTTAGCTTCTCTGCCTCAGGCACTTCTCAGGTACAACAGGTTTCGGGCGCGATGGATTCGGTGAATATCATGCAGATTGGCGGCAATGCCGTCACTCAGGGGCCAGGTGAAGGTGCAGCGGCATTGCGTGTTGTCCATGCTTCAGATGCGATTGCTTCAACCAGCATCGTATCTTCGATTACTCTTCCTGTTATTCAGCTTTCGGGTGCAATCAACTCTGTTAGCATTGTATCTAACATTGCAGCTTTGGATATTCGACAGGTTTCAGGAGCTATCGACTCGGTAAGTATCGTGAGTAATATTGCGGCACTCGATGTTAAGCAGCTTAGCGGTTCAATTGATTCTGTATTCGTTACAGGTTCAAGCGGTACAACGATGGTGGTTGGGACGACGGTCGCTGATGCGGTTGATGATGGTAGCGCTCCCATCCAAATGGGGGGTATTGCACGCACGGCTAACCCTACAGCTGTTGCAGGTGGAGACGTTGTAAAGGCGTCAATGGATGATCTTGGTCGCCAAATTGTCCGCCCTGTACAGGTGCGTGATTTGCTTGCGACTGCTTACGCTTCACTTACGAATGGAACAGAGACAACGCTCGCGACTGCAACAACTGGAGGTTATCTCGACCTTGTTTATGTCATGGGAACAAATAGCTCTGATGCAGCCGTGACTGTCGATCTTAGAGGCGGTTCAGGTGGGAATATCATGGCAAGCATTCGCATTCCCGCAAATGGAACCGCTGGCGTGTCTCTCCCGGTGCCTATCCCTCAGGATGCAACGGGTAATGCGTGGACAGCAGATCTACCTGATATTACCGGGACAACGGTAAATATTTCGGCTCTATTCACTAGAGAGGTTTAGTATGGCTCACTTCGCTGAAATTAATGAGGATGGCGTTGTTCTCAGAGTCATTGTAGCTGAGCAGCCATTCATTGATTCAGGAGCCGTTGGTGATCCATCACGTTGGATTCAAACCAGCTACAACACCCATGCAGGGGAACATGCGTTGGGCGGTATTCCATTGCGAAAAAACTATGCAGGTATCGGTTATAAATACGATCAAAAACTGGATGCTTTCATCCCGCCAAAACCTGCAGAATCTTGGGTTTTGAATGAAGAAACCTGTCTTTGGGAACCTCCAAAGAAACGGCCAACACGATTAGATACAACTCTTCAATGGGATGAAGCATCCCTTGATTGGAAGCAAACATATGCCAAACGTTGAATATCTTGTAATTGCAGGTGGAGCGGGTGGAGCTTCAAACGCGGGTGGCGGTGGCGGAGCGGGTGGTTACCGTACTGCTACTGGTTTTAGTGTCAGCCCTGGGTCATACCCGATAACAATCGGTGCTGGTGGAGCGGGTGGACAAATTGCTGCAGATCGTTCAGGCGTCAATGGGAATGATTCTATTTTCAGCAGCATTACTTCAGTCGGTGGCGGTTATGGCGAGACTATTACTGGCGGAGCAGATGTTGGTGGTAGTGGTGGTTCAGGAGGTGGAGCAGGTGGTTTCGGATCGGCAACCAACGCAGGCGGAACGGCAACATCAGGGCAAGGAAGTGATGGTGGCGATGCTACTGGCAGCGGTAACTATCGCGCTGGTGGCGGCGGCGGGGCTAGTACCGCTGGTGGTGATGCTGCAACTGCAAACTCGGCTGGCGCTGGTGGTAATGGTACAGCTAGTTCAATAACAGGTTCTTCCGTTACACGCGCAGGTGGAGGTGGCGGTTGTGCTTTCCCAAGCGCTACAGGTGCTGGCGGTTCAGGAGGTGGAGGGGCCGGAGATTTGAATACTCCCGTAGCTGGAACTGCAAACACCGGCGGTGGGGGTGGAGCTTGCTTGAATAATGATGGAGCGGCTGGTGGCTCTGGATTCGTAGCCATTAGGTACCTTACATCAGATTTTTCTGGTCTGACTGTAACTGGTGGCACGATTACAACGGATGGATCGTATACAATCCATACATTCAATACTAGCGATACATTCCTCGTTTCCGCGGGGGGTATGACAAATACACCTATCCCAACCTTGGCTCTTATGGGTGTTGGCTAATATATATGTGATGTGCTATTCTTAAATTGATAGATAAAGACCCAACCTGAACAACAGGCGGCCAAAGTAATTTGGTCGCTTTTTGTTTATATGCACGGCCTCATAGAAAAACTACTTAATAAACGGGGTATCAATAATCCTGATCAACTTGACCAGGAGGAAAAGAAAACCTTTGAGAATTGGCAGCTTGTTCTGAATAAAAGCGAGTTAGCCACACCAGACATCATTCTTTTCTGCCAATCACAAATATCTGTGATTGAGAACAAATGGAAAGACTTAGAGATGCCTCTGTCAAAAAAAGCAGAACTCATCCCCTACCACACGGTCTATAAAACGCTCTTAGCTGCAATTGAATCCCCTAAAGCAGCACGTGAAGCATTAGAAATACAGCTTAATCAACTTTTAAACCACTAGTATGGAAGACCTGCTCGGAAGAGATCTAGTTCTCCCATTCGCGGCCCGTAATGCCTTGGTGACTGCCACGGCTACACTCACGAATGGAACAAATACCCTTCTTATCACGGGAGATGCGGACTATCCGCTCGACCTTGTCCATGTGACATTCGCAAATCAATCAACGGCAGCAGCACAGGTAACACTTAAAGATGACGGGACATCAGTACGCACACTAAATGTTCCTTTATCAGACACTCTGGAACTTAAACCAAACGTTCCGATTATCCAAAGTGCTAAAGGCGGTAACTGGACCGTGGATATGGGAGATACAACGGGAACAACTCTCGTCGTAGATGCGATCTTTATCAAGAACCGTTAACAAAATCATATGGCTACGCAAGATAATAATAGTCTAGAAGCAAAGATTAATAATAGTACTGGTGGTATTCGAGTTGGCAGTAATGCCCTCGTAGCTGACGTTGGCTTGAATTCCCTTGTTTCCGCAAGCAATCCGATCTATGTCGATTCTTCGAGCAAGGTAGCTGTGGGCGATTTGCCGTTTCCTCTCGTTTTAGCGGCGGGTTCTACCAATACAGGATTTGCCGTTGCGAGCATCAAGGGAAGCGCAACAGGGAGTGCAAATGAATTGATGCACCTTACTCTCGTCGCTGGTGCAAATGCCACGGCAGTGATTGCGGGATATTACCGCGTAACTGTAACTGACGCGGCAGGTGTCATTACGTCGGGAGATTATTATGCGCCTTTTTACACACTTGGCTAATTAACGCTATGAAAAAGCATGTACAAAAAGAAGAAGAAAGCAAAGAAGAAGTGAGCCTTGAACAGACGCTTACTAAAAGCGAACTCGCAAAGCTCATTGACCTCTGGAAGGAGCTGAAAGCTCTCGGAGTGAATAGTATCGGTGATCTCGAAGTGAAAATTGCCCGTCTCCAGTAGTTAATTTCGCCCCGGTCAAAGGCGTTAAAAGGAGTCCATATATATGGAGCAATCCAACGATGTACAGCAGAACTCGTCATCTGCCGTTAGTGAAAACGAAAACACTCAAACGCAGTTACCTGTGGCCCCAGTAGTGACCTCAAGTGCTGCGACTCCACCCGTCGGCAGTCAAACCCCGCCGGAAAATCTCTATGCTGCTCTCGCCGAAGAACGACGATTGCGTAAAGAGGCGGAGGATAAACTTCATTCACTCTCTACTACTGATCCTTCTGAGCCTGAAGTCATTTCTGACGAGGCCAAAATCTTGCAAGGAAAAATCGATACTCTATCTGAAAAAATCTCTCAGATGGAGGAGCAAAAGACCCTTGAAAAGCTATTTGAACAATATCCTGTTCTAAAGGAGAACCTCGACGGATTCCATGAATACCGCCAAGCAGAACATCCAAGAGCAAAGATTGAGTCCGTAGCCAAGCTATTCCTCGCGGAAAAAGGATTGCTCGAAGGTCGCAGGGTAGGGTTGGAAAATCCTACAGGCGGCCCGCGCGCTCCCGTGTCCCAAGGCATGACAGCAGAAGATATTGCCAATCTACGAAAAAACAATTGGAAGAAGTATCAAGAACTTCTGTCTAAAGGTTTGATCAAGATTGAAGCATAGCTCTCGTCGGTCGGCAGATGGATAGAAAAACAAAAGTATGAATCTACAATTTTTCGCAGAGCAGTTTGCATCCAAAGTGCTCGAAAAGATGTATCAAGGTGCTGTCTATAAGGGCATCACTAACACCGATTACGAAGGCGAAATTAAAAAGGCCGGAGATCGCGTGAACATTTTGAGCTTCCTCAACTCAGGCGAACTTCAGGACTACCAAGTTGGTACGGACATGTCCGTCCAGCAGATCGTAGATGCTGAAGATCAGCTCATTGTTGAGAAGCGCAAGGCGTATAACATCTCGCTCGACCGTTTGGAAGACTTGTTTACGTATGCCACAGACATCCCTGAATACCTTATTAAGGAACAGGCGATGGTGCTTGAACGCACGACTGATGCTTACGTTCTGAACAAGTTCGGTGAAGAAACAAAGGCTGGCAACTGGATTGGTATTGACTTCGTTATCTATGGTGCTGCCTCCGGCACTTCCGCGTCTATCGTGACGACGGCGACTGGTGGCACGATTACCGTCAACTCGACGGGTGTCGCAACCGTAGAAAACTCGGTCGGTGCCGCAGAAAACCCGCGTGATGGCGTCGTCTATTTCGCTGGTTTCCAGAACGCTGACCTTTATAAGGGTATTCGTCTTGTTTCGACCGCTGCCTTCGTGTCGCCTTGGTACCGCATTAGCGGCATTACAAGCTCGACGCAGGCCACGCTTACGGAATGGGATGAAGCGACCTCTGGTCCTGACTTTGAGGAAGGTTATACGCTTCGTGGTCTCTTCGGAGGCGACGGCGTGAACTTCCCTAAGTACGGAACTGGTGACGCTGCCCTTATCACCATGATGGGTCTTGGTTGGGAGTTCCAGGCTGCCGTTCCGACGTCGGTCACTTCCGCCACGATCTATAACCAGGTCACGTTGCTTGCTGAAGCATTGGATAAGGACGAAGTGCCTGCTGAAGATCGTCACCTCACGGTGCCGCCTCAGCTCGTCACCCAGCTCCGCCAGTCTTCACAGATGCAGCCGACGGGTATTGCAGAAATCTATAGCGGTACTGTGCTTAACGGCAAAGTCATGCGCGTAGGTGCCTTCGATGTCCACTCAGCGGCTGGTGCTCGTGTTTCGACACGCGCTGGTCACTCTCCTGGTTCTGGTGTTGCTAACGACGTTGTGTTCTCTGCCGCTACTACCGGCTATATCATTCCGGCCAACCATAAGGCTTGTATGACCTATGCCGACAAGTGGACGGAAAGCCGTGTCGTTGACGCAGAAAATCAGTTTGCGAAGAAGTACCAAGGATTGTTCTTGTTCGGTGCGAAAGTACCGCGCTTGCGCCGTAAGTTTGCGGCAGTCCTATTCGGTAGCTTCTAAGCAAACTTCGTACCTTCCAGTTAATTCTTGGTTAACTCGTTTGATTGGGGTTGGAGTAAACGCCCTTCCCCAATCAGCGTTTACAAGCGAGTTATGTATTACGTAAAACGTTTCATCCTTCGGACCATCTATCGGCTTCTGGGAAAAACCCCGAATGATATGCCGATGGTTCAGTATTGGAAGAAAAACGATGGAGTGGTTGCAGCTAAGGTCATGGAGAACGAAGATGGTGCGCTGGTGATGAAAATGGAGGGCGAGAAAGAGATTTTTCCTGGTTTTCCGCGCGGCCATTTACTTTTCGGCACGCTCTCGAAACTCAAACATGAGATCAAAACACAGATTTTCAACGAATCATGGGCTAAGTTGGAAGATGGAGTTCCTATTGAGGAGATCGTACGGGATGTAAAAAATAAGATTGTGTCTGGTCTTCGGATCACAGATGATAAAACCATTCCTGTAGGCAAACTTGGTGATCAGATTATGGACTATTGCCTCCTTGACATGGTCCCGCCAGAAAAAATGATACCAGCGGCCAGGGAGGTATGGCGTGTTTTGTCTAAAATGGAGGAAAAAGAGCCTAAACTTCATTGGTTTAAGCTCGCTTTGACCTACGTTCTCCAAGAGGACGACGCATATCGTTTCCGTTTTCAATGGTTGGCAAGTATTTTGACGTGTCGATTGTTCAAGAGTCCTCTGAAAACCCTCCAAACTGCCCTTACAGAGCTTGAAAATGCTGAAATTGTAGGAGACATGAAGGCTAAGCAGCGTCTTTTGAGGCGCGTTCTATTAGCGTTGCTCCGTGATAAAAAAATTAAGAGCCTTTTCATCACTTTTTTCAAGGAAATGGATTGGAAGAAAGTAAAACTTGATCGGGCAGATAAATACCACTTCAGAGGCAAGTGGTTCAAGGTCGATTGGGACTTATTCCCGTATTAAGTATGGCTGATACACAGCGATTCCAGGTACGTATCGACAGTATTCTAGGTGGCCATTCACGGACCACTCATTTTGGCGGTAAAGACCAGTTTCGTGCCTCTGTTGGGATTGATCCAGGCTCCCCACTTCCGGGCAGTTCAGGTAGTCCGTATTCCAGCAGTATTTATAACGTGAAACCGTCTGGCCTTATTCGTCCTGTTCAGAGCAACCAACTTTCAGGAACGATGAATCAAACGCCATATTGGATGAGCGGTGCAAGATCAACCACAACGATCTTCGTTCTCGATTCTAGAGGTAGCGTTTATACCCACTCGGTAGGTGAAAACTCCTTTACGGCACTTAACGATATTGGCGCGACGACAGGAAGCGGTAATGGCATGAGTTATTATGATAACTACCAGTATTTTGCGACAAATACGGATATTGCCCGCTACGGCCCTCTAGATGGGACGCCAGTTTTCACTCCAAACTATTGGACAAGCACTCTTGGCCTAACAGCCCTTTCTGATAGCTCGTATCCATTCATTCTCTTATCATCAGGGGTGAGTGGTGAGCTTCCTAATCACTATCTACACCGTCACTCGGATGGACGTTTATATATTGCCGATGTTGTAGGTAACCAGGGTTATTTACATTACATCAAAACGACAAAGACAACGGTTGAGGGTGATACAAATGCAGGCTCGACCTATCAGGCCCTTGCGCTTGGCTTTGGTATTGTCCCTATTTGCATGGAAAGTTTCGGGTCGATGCTTGTGATTGCTACTTATGAACGCGATACGACAGCATCAACAAATAATTATGGTATCCGCACAAAAACAGGACGTGCCAAGATCGCTTTTTGGGACACTCTTTCGCAAAACTTCAATTCGATTACCTGGGTAGAGTTTCCTGATGCGTTGATTACGGCGATGAAGAACGTGAATGGAAAACTCTTTGTCTTTTCAACCCCTGCCGAAAAGTCTAATGGCTTCCGCGTCTCGCAGTATATTGGAGGCTATACATTTGAGGAGGTTTGGTCATCCGAAGAAGCCCTTGCACCTCTCCCTGGGGCCGTCGATGGAACGGCGAGCCGTCTGGTCTTTGGTTCTTACACGCTCACACCGAAAATGACGGGCTGTATCTACTCTCTTGGGTTATCCGCTAATGGGATTTCAAACGGCATTTTCTGTCCGTTCACTTCAAGTACAGCCGACAATACGATGGTGACGGCCCTCATGCTTCCTAGCTTGTCAGGCCGTGGTAAAGGCTGGGATTACCCTGTGTTTGGCAGCAGCGACTTTTCCTCGACGCACCGTTTAGAGAATATCGATGGTGGCGATAACTGTAATTCCGTATTCTGGTCAATGCCATTTCGTATTGGTCAACGATTTAAAGTAACAAAGATTCGTATTCCGTTAGCTGAACCGCTTAGAAGCGGCGTCACTATCACGCCATCTATCTATACAGATGATGGTTTCGGTACTTTATACGCCTTGAATAACATCACAATCACAAACTACCCAGCAACAGGGCCGAATAGGACTATCGTCATACGCCCAAACAATGTCACGGGTGAGAGCAACTTTTGGCTTGAATTGAAATACGTAAATAGTTACCCGTTAGTCATTGGCCTACCGATTACCATTGAGTATGAAATCATCCCAGACGACTAAATCGGTAACATTCAAGGCACATGAACAGCCTGGGCTACCTGATCTAAATACGTCCAACAATCAGGGAGGGATGCCGAAGGATAAATTGGACGGTGTATTTCAGCTACTTGATAGCATTATTCGGACCGACCGTGATTTTAGTGTCAAGGACTTCTTTACGGTTAATGACGTGGAAGCCTCCCTGCTCAAAGGCCAGCGTTTTAAACGAACTGCCTTTAGTACGCTTGTTTCCGGCTCCAGATATTCAGCTATTCGGTCTGATTACCTGATTGCTATTACCCACTTATCCTATGCACCAAGTATCGGTCTCCCGAGGCCAAGGGATGTAGGTGCTGGAAAGGTTTTTGTTGTAA